CCACCTTATCCCACATCTCTTCTACTGTAGTTGCATCTTCTAACATTTTCTCTGCTGTCTTTGGTCCAACTCCTACAAGTCCTTCGATGTTATCTGTATGATCTCCTGACAATATCTGTTGCATCCAAAATCTATCTGCTTTCTTTCTTGTAATTAACTCCAGGTCATCCTTTGCCAGTAGCGTGCAAGGTACGCCTCTCATATCTTTGTCAGGAGAAACAATAACAGGATTCTCATGCTGACCATTAGTAGCAAGCAATGCCATAACGTCATCGCCCTCTAGTCCTTCAAATGCAACAGAGCGATATGTCTCTTTTGTTATCTGCCTTACATCTTTTAATGCAAGTGGATGCCGTTGACCTATGCGGTTAGCTTTATAGTCCTGGTATATTCCATGTCGAAACGTAGGGTACTGAGTAAAACACATGATGACTCCACTATCATCATCAGCTAATTTCTTGTATCCTTCTACTCTTATGTCAACAAGATCCATTACATCTTTCTCTGTGCTGTGCAACAAGTGTGTACCATCGTCAGCACGGAAGTCTACTTCGCAAGCGCAGCAGGAAGAATAGATTAGCCAATCAGCATCTATCAATAGTGTCATAATTTTTCCCCAAAAAAATCTGATGCAGCCACCATTAGGCGACCTGTTGTTTCTGTATATGTAAGTTTATCTGCCATGCCCAGGCAACCTGTGTGTCTATTCTTTAACACTTTTAGTTGTAGCTCGTTGTTCTTTTCTTCATCAGTCTGCGACCTAATGCCACATACAACCAAGTCGCTTAACTGAGCTATGCTCTGGCTTCCTCTCAAGCTGGCTAGGTTTATATCGCCTCCATCTTCAGCTGGTTTGCCATCAGTCCTACGCAAGTGACTGACCATAACTAAACCTACGCCTGTCTTTTCTACCACCTGTCTTAACTTAGTTACGCATACATCTATTTGTTTTCTTTCATCCCCAACAGTTAATCCCGAAACGACAATACTAATATGGTCGAGAAAGATAACGTCACAGTTTTCTCCTGTAGCCATGTATGTTATCTGTTCTAATAGTCTGTCTGGATCTAATGAGCCGAAGTGTTCCAGGAGTAAGAATCTATTACCAGCAAATATATAATCAAATGCCTGGCGTAATTCTTTTTCATCTACCTTATCCTGTTCTAAATGTAGTGGTTTGTTTAGTGCGATAGATAGTATGCCTTGCATACTTCTCTTACTGCTTTCTTCGAGGCCAATCCAGCCTACCTTTAATCCATTGTTGAGAAAGTGATATGCCATTTCACGACACAGTAGGCTCTTCCCCGACCCTGTTCCTGCGCAGATAGTTACGAGTGCTTGCTTGCGAAACCCCTGGCACATTTTGTTAAGTATAGGAAACGGATAGCTACATACACCTGTCTCGTCTTTCTTTATCAGCTGTTCCCATAAATCATAGGCGTTATGTATTCCATCTGGTCTAGCAGGGATTGCCTTGAATAATAGATCCTTAAGTTCTTCCCCC